TGCTGGGAATGTAACTGATACAGAAACTACCCACCAGCCCATTCCATTAATATCTGAACCGCCGAGAGGATAGATAGCATCATCCGTCGCATCAACAAATGTCCACTCACCGAGTGAATTATCCCAATAGTCCGTATTAAGCGGCATTGTTGTCCAGACATTGTTCGCAACAGTAAAGGTTGTTGAATACTTTCCATATCCACCCCAGTCCGATGTTGGACCCTGGTTGCGAATTCCACCTTCATCAACAGCAATCCCGCCGTTCATAAAATACATACTGCTATATGGAATGTACATTTCTCCAACGATTACGATGTCGTAATCAAAGCCGAGCCAGTAATCGGTTCCGATTGAGATGAATGCCATCTCATTAAAGAGTCCAGTACCGCCATTTCCTGAGTATAGAACCACAGGCCCAATAATTCCTGCCCCGCCAGCATCTGGAAGAATTCCGGCTGTGGTTGGGAAATCGCCATTTGTAAACCCTTGCGCTCCGGCAATCCATAGCGCTCCGTCCTGCTGCCAGATATGCGATGGTCCGTAGGTGGCAGGAGCCTCCTTATCAGAAAGAATGATGTCAGTCTGAGTAAACGGTAGGCGAACCTCAGCAATGTCAACACGAACATCTGCAGTTGGGCCGGTTGACGGGACCTGGAAATCCAAAAGAACTCGTAGATACGCTGCATCCGCAGGCGCTACAGAGCGAAGCCAGTTTGCCGAAGACGAAGAGACTTGGTCTGGCTGCACGTAGAGCAGCGTCGAGATAGTTGCGACAGAGCCAGCGGAACCAGTGGCCCCGGCGGCATAAAGTTGCGCACCAGTTACTGTACGGCTATATGCAGTACCAACAGTGGTTGACTTGTCTTCCTTGTAGAACTGGCAATAAATCTGCACCTCTACAGTGCTGGTGTTCGTAGCAAAGAGTGCGGTGAACTCTGGGTTATAGGCAGAAGGCCTATTGGAGCCACCAAGGATTGGAATCCAGCGCTCCAGGCGAGCATAGTCTGGGCTTGCCGCTGCGTTCTTATAGATTGCACGCAGTACATAGCCGGATGACGTTGTGTACCCGCTAACGCTATCTGCGACCAACTGCAACGTAACATTGCCGCCAGAGGCGTCAGAGAAGTCCCAATATGGCAATGTGTTGCTGATTGAGTCGAGAGCCTCAGAAGGGTCTGTCGGCGGAAGACCAAAGTCTCCATTGGCAATACCGTTCTGAATCTCCCTGATTGCGGCAGGCCCAAACATTGTGGACTTGCCGCCCTCAGAGTTGGTATCAAGAAGCGGAGCACCGTCGGCAGACGTAAGTCCGCCGGTAATCGTATTTACCTGTGTTGCATCACTACCAAATTTCTCAAATGACATTAGTAGTTACCCTCAACTTTCAGTTGTCGTCCAAGCGAGTTCGGTCGTCGTCGCTGGCATTCAATGTCAAACTTCCTAATGTAGGAATTTCGCTCGAATGACCAGGAGACAGAAACAATCTGGAACGATTGATATGTGCTTGTCGTGGCGATGCCAAGATGTGGCGCACGAACGTTGACCGTCTCTCCTGGATTCCAACCCTGCTGGAATGCGTAAGGAGATGAAGCCCCGTTATTGCCAAAGCAATAGCCCCAGCAGTTATAGTCAGCATCATTGCCAGAGCCACCACGAATGGTGAACTGAAGCCGTGGCAGAGGCGCACGCCTGGCAGTTGCATCAGCATTGCCGAAGTAGCGCAACTCTACTGCATCAATCTTTGCTCCGGTAGCCGTGGCAGTCTTCGCTCGAAGTGTTGAAGCCTGAACAACCTGGCCAAAGAGTGGGCCGTAGCGAGTGGTAAGCCCAGGACCTTCTGTGCCTGACAAGTTATACGTTCGCACAAATGGCTCGGTCGTATTGGTGTCCATGTTCGCAACATCTTCTGCAGAGATAACACGAATCTTCTTGACGATATTCGCATGGTCAAACTCATACTCCAAGTTCCTTGGAATAATAACGCTTGCGTTGGCATTTGTTCCAGCGCTTGTCATCGCATTGATGTTCACGTCTGAAGGGATTGTCGAGATATTAAACGGAGCAGAAACTGTTGGGAAATAGTCAGGACTCCTGACGACAATACCACCAGTTGCTGCATCCACGTCAAAGTACGCAACAATACTCAGGTCACCAGAGAACGCATCAAGCGCATCTGTGAGTGCCTGCTTCAGGCTGCTAGGCTTGTATTCTGTCTTGTCCAAATATGGGTCTTGACCAGTGTTGTTGACAATAGCCTTGTTCAGGTCAACAATCTCACTCAGATACGAGTCCGGGTTCTTTTCCAGCGCCTTCTGGCGAATGGATGATAGGTGATTAGAGAACTTTGTTCCTGATGTTGCAGTGCCGCTGGTATCAGTGATGGTACCAGGATTGCTTGCTGCCACCTTAAAGGTCGTTGTCGTTACCGCAGTGATTGTCTGCTGCACAACATTGTATCCAGACGGAGCAAGGCCGGTCACCGTTACGCTATCGCCAACAGTAAATTGATGGGCGGCTGATGTTGTATAGGTAATCAGGCTTGATGCCCAAGTCCCGTTGGTGACTGTTGCAGTCTTCTTACGGCCATAGAAATATGGTCCGGTAGCCTGCTTGGTATTGGTTCCGCTCTTGCCCTTGAAGAAGACGATATTATCTAGCGCCTTGACCGCAGGGAGAACGGCAACAGTGACTGATGTGCCAAGTCCATTATCCAATGAGTCAATAGAGATATTAGAGACGAATCCACGGAATTGTGGCGTAAACTTGTAGATGTATCCCTCGACCTTCCTGGCAATCCCTGTAGCGCCAGGATTGTAGCCGGGAACAGTTACCTCAATGTAACTTCCGCCAGCGCCTTCTGAGTCATAGACTGCAGAGACTTTTCCAATAACGCTACATCGAGCAGCAAGAGCAGGGTTATATGTCGGTCCAGACGTAACATATTCCGTTAGCCGAACCATGACCCAGTCGTTAGTTGTAAACGACCCTGCGCTGGAAAAGTAATAGCGAATAACAGAGCGCTGACCAGTACTTACCTGAGTAATATTATTCAAGCCAGACAAGTACGCATCCGACAGCAGATATCCAGGGCTGCTTCGGTTAATTTCGCCATAGATGACGAGAGCGGCATCTTCAAGGCCAACATACGAGCCTGATGGCATATACCATGGCAGGTCTGCAAACGGCGCCTTAGCACCGCTGACATCACTGGCATCTGGAAGTGCAACCTGGCGAATAGAAAATCGTGCACTGCCGCCACTACCGTCGGATGTAAAGGATAGACGCAAGGTGTTAGTTTCTACAAGAGGCCGATTGCTGTAGCCGTTGGCTACCGTTGAGGAACTGTTAGCATACTCTGCACCCAGTGGGTCGAGTAGATTCATTCCGCCGAACCATACGCCACCGACAGCAAGTCCAAATGGATGATTGATTGCAGTTGGCGTAGGCATTACTTCACTGTCCTTTCACCTGTTCCGCCACGGTAATCATTCCCCAGGCGAATATCAATCTTGTCGGCAATCTTGTCACCGTCGAGTGTTACGTCAACATAGACAGATGACAGCGGATTGGAACCGCCAGTAACGTTTGGCTGCGGTGGACGCGGGTTAATCAATGACTCGATAATGTCAAAGATGTTTGGCTGGTCAAAGTTAGGCGCAAGTGGAATCGTGTGGATTGGCTTCATTGCCTCTTTGATAACCTCGTCCATAATTTTGACGAAGAGAATACCGCCAATCGCTACAGCAAGAGCGGTTGCGATTGCGCTACCAAGCACAGCCGCACCGGCCCCAAGACCACCAGCGGCAACCGCCGCAGCAGAGGAAGCAAATACTGCACCAATCCTAGCAATGAGCGCTCCACCGAGTTTTGCACCGATTGCCGTAATGATTGTTCCACCAAGAGCGGCGCCGAGGAGCCCGGCTGCGCTGGCGACAATAGGGTCAACTCCCAGTGAGATAAGTCCGGCACTAAGACCAAAACTCAGTTTCCCGGTAAAGGCAGTAACGAGCGCTACGGCAAGGAGCGCACCCTTATCCTTGAAGAACTCTTCAAGTTTGGGATAGTTCTCCTCGAAAGCAATAATAACAGTACTGGCAAATGTCTTGACGCGGGGCAGAACTTCCTCGGTCATGACGGTTACAAGGTTCTTAAAGAACGCCTCAATCTCTGGGCTATTCCTCTCCACCCAGCCAGAGAACCTTTCCAGGTATGGGGTGAGTGATTCAAGAACGCTGCTGACAGCCGGAAGCAGGGCATTGCCTGCGCTCTCCATAGCATCATTGAACTTGATTTGTGCGACAAGTGCACGGCCCTCAATAGTGTCAGTGAAATCTTCTGCAGCGCTGCCATACTTAACGCTAATAGCCCTAAGAATGTCGGTAAGTTTTGCGCCCTTCTTCAGGTTAATACCAAGGTCCTTAAGACCCTTGGTCTGTCCACGCATCGCCTTGCCAATGAGCAAGGTGGCGTCTGCAAGGCTGATTCCCTTTGCTCGCGCAAGGTCTGCTGCCGCAGCCTGAATATTTGCTGCCTCTGCTGCTTTTGTAGTGAAGCGTGTTGCAATTTCAAATGAATCGCGCACTTCTGAGTCGGCAAAGCCAAGTTCCTGAAGAGCAGTAATCTGCTCGTTTACCGCATCAATAAACTTTTGTGCGGCTTTTGGGAAGCGAGTTTCAAGCAACCCATTGAGAACGCGAATCTGTCGCTGCTCCTCAATCGCACCCTTTACTGCATCAACAAATACATTGCGCAGAAGGAAGCCGATACCTGCAACACTTACACCAAGACCGGCCAAGATTCCGGTAATGCGCTTTGCAACGCTACCGAGACCACCCATGTCCTTTCCGATTGTTCGGAATACGGACGACGCGGCATTCTTTGCCGTGATTACGAAGTTAGCATTCTGGTTAGCAGTAGCCATCAGCGTCGGCCTTTCTTGAAGTTGACAGCGGTTCCTCGGAATACGCCATCATTGAGAAATTTAGTAATGGTTTTTGAGTAGGCGTTGATTGCGTCTTGTAGGTTATTTGCCTTCTCAACAACCCTATCAACGAATCGGTTTGGCCTCACCGGCTCGACACGGACAATGCCGTTCTTCGTCTGTCGAGTATCATCTCGACCGGCTACTACGAACCAGTTGTAGAATGCTCCTTGCTTACCGCCCTTAACGCCGACAACGGCTCCGGGCTTACCCCAACGAACACCACGCGCCCTGACATTCCTTTTAAGGTTGCCAGTCTTGCCCTTTGGGGCTTCAGATTTAATCTTTGGCTGAAGCGTTCGTGCTGCGTTCAACGTCGCAATAGACTCAGCCCGGCGGTAGACCCTTGGATTAGATGCTTCTAGAAAGCCAAGGCGAAGGTCATCAAAACCCTTGCTGACTTTCACTTCTAGTTTAAGTGGGTTATTTGCCATTTCCCATATCCTTTGGCTGTAGTTCTGCGGACAATGACCACATTTGCATCACTTCATAGACCGGAAGTTCAGCGATTACCGAAGGCAATACACCAAACTCCCGGCCAAGAAGGTGGAACATAATTTCAGGGGTAGGAGTTGTACTCTTCCCCATCGAGATTAGCCGTGCGCTCAGCCTTGTGCTTTTGGGAGTTCGGCCATAGCCTTACCCCACTCGGACATGAGTTCCGTCAGCGCCTCGATTGGCGCTTCAAGGATATCGCTGCTGGGATTGCCATCAACGTCCTTGAAGTTGTGCGTAAGGACCATGCGCTGCAGTGCATAAAACTGCCGCTCTGAATCCCCGCTCTGAAGGTCAATAAGAACCTTCGCGCTGATTGAGCGACGGAAGGTGGCGGTCCAACCTTCGTAGTCGCCCTTAAGGTTTACGATAAGTACGTCTGACATTGTGAACCTCCTGTGGTTCTATATATTGGTTGATTACGGACGAGCGCCAACTGGTGAGTAAACGTCAATCTCGACGTTCTCGCCAGCAGTTGCATCATACGTAGCCTGAAGGGTTACTTCGTTGATAATCAAGCCATCGGACTCAGAGCCGATAACCTGCACGTTCTCAACAACGTAGCGTCCACGAATTTCCATACCGTAGCCGTCGGCATCCTTGCACTCGACTCGCACGTACTTCGTCGCGCCGATGCTCGACAGAGGGAACGTGGAAGTCGCGGCGCTGTTGGACGCGATGGTCAAGGTAAGGCTTGCATCAAGCGCACCGGTATAGGCAATGCCGCCATAGTTCACCGAGCCGGACAGAACCACAAGTGGGGCTGCGCCAGGCATCAGGGTGAAGTCAAATGCGGTGACATACTGCGAATACGCCGTCTCGCCAGAGGCAGGATTGGTCGGGAAGTTAGTGTCGGTATACACCTTTGCATAGCGACCAGGAACGAACTTTGCGGTACCGGCAGCAGCCGTTGCGCTCAGGGTGTCCGTGGTTGCAGCAATGTTGCGAGCCGAGAACGTCACGCCAGCCTGAAGCAGGCCGCTGGCCTCGCTCGACAGGGTGATTTCCGTAGGTACGCAGCCGTCCGCAATGAACTTCTGCACACCGTCAGTTGCAAACAGCGTGTACGAAGTAATCGTATCAACGTCCGTCTGAGCAGGGTCATAAGCCCAGGTGTATGGAGCGCTTGCACCGCTTGGCGTAATCGTTGACAGCGAGTCAAAGAACAGAGGCAGGTCAGCGAGTGACATGTTCTGTGCGCCAAGTGTTACCGTTGGATTCTTCTCGGTAACGGTCTGAAGGCCGCCGATGCGCGAAGCGCGAACGCCAGCCGTTTTGTCGTCATTAAGTTCAAGGACCACACCTGGGTCAAGAACGCCAACGACGTCTGTGTAAAGGATTTGCGGAGTTCCGCTGGTCATGTCGGCAGCCGTGCCATAAGAGGCCTCGGACTTAACGGCGACCTTCGTGAACTGCTTAGCACCAAGTGAGATTGCCATTTATGTTACTCCTCGATGGTCGGCTCAGAGGCCGTCTCGATTGTAGGCTCACCGATAACCTCGGCAGCCTTTTTCTTCTTTTGCTCGCCGACATACTCGACGTAGCCCAATGATACGAGCCGCTCTGCATCATCTGCATGCAACTCTAGGATAGCGCCAGGTTTACCTAGACCAGGCATGAAAACGTCTCGCGGCTTATCCGTGCTGCGGACTTTCTTAAGACTGGACATTAATAACCTCCAGCACTGAGACCTCAATGTTTGCGGTAACGGTGAGGTATGTTGTGTCGGCCCAGACGTCAGTGTCTAGCGACGTTGATGTTACGCTCGCTTGGGCGACGAGACCGTCACCTAGCGATGTGTCTCCAAGAACCGCATCTCGGAGCCATGCCCTCCACGTGAGCAGGTCTGCGTACTTCCTGCCCATATCCGCAACCTCATTCAGGTACAGCACCGCACGAACAGTAAGAACCGTCGTGCGGTTGCTGGAACCGTAGGAGATTGTGTCGGAATCAGGGATAAGAACAACTGCCGGAACAGCCGCAAGGTTGTCCGGTGGAGTTGCGTATACACCTCGAAGATTGTAGCCAGCAGGTGCATTAATTGCATTAAGCCTGTCGGCAATAGCCTGATGGATAGTTAAATCATTCATGCTTTACCTCATGCCTTAATGATGAAGTTCAACGTCGTTGACTTCGGAAGTACTGTACCGTTTGCACTCATTGCTGACGACGTTACGCTAGTAGTACCAAGATTTGTCACAGAACCAGTGACGGTGTGCGTCAAGTTGGTGCTTTCTGCGCCAGATGTCGTTGAGGCAACGTCTACTGAGTGCGTGTGCGTAGAACTTGCAACAGTCCTTTCCACGGTTCCTGTCGAGTGGAAGAATGTTGTGCTGGCACTTGGTGTTCCAGATGTTACTGCCGCTGGGTTTACTGTGTGCGTGTGGTCACCGTGTGTTGATACCGCAATTGTATCCGCGTGACCGTGGGCAATATCTGTGGTATGCGTGTGCGCAATACTGTTTGAAGTATCAGGAGCAAACGAACCAGCATTGTTTGACCAGAGGCCAACCGTTGCCTTACCACCAATAAACCTATCTCGCATATCCGGCACAGTGAATGTTCCAGAGGTTACTCCGAACACCGCTGCAAGGTCAGGATACGTTGATTGATTATACGTTGAGCCATCGCAGAACAGCCATCCGCTTGGAGCAGTTGCTGTTAGCCACATGGTCACCGAGCCTACCGGAGTAGGGCTATTAATCCAGAGAGTGTCATAGTTTGTGGCACTGTTCTTGGCAAGAATCTGGCCAGTAGTTCCGCCAGTTGCTACGCCTGGACCAGTATCACCAGTAGGTCCTTGCGGTCCTGTGGCACCTGTTGGACCAGTTGCGCCAGTGTCACCTTGAATGCCCTGAGGGCCTTGTGGACCTGTGGCACCAGTAGCACCTGTGGCTCCAGTATCTCCCTGGATTCCTTGCGGACCCTGGGGACCTGTTGCTCCGGTTGGACCAGTATCGCCCTGTGGGCCAGTTGGACCAGTTGGTCCAGTGGGTCCAGTTGCACCAGTAGGCCCCTGTGGGCCTGTGGCACCAGTGGCTCCAGTAGTACCAGTCGCACCGGTCGCACCAGTTTCTCCTTTGGCTGCAAACAATTCCCAGTAGGCAGTTTGAGTCGCAGGGTTCTGATTCGTTCCGGATTGAAGGGCTACATACGAGTCGCCAAGATAGTGGACAACATTTCGGATTGCGTACGTTGTGGCAGAGTCCCAGTCACCTTCCCAGGCGAAGCCGTCACCTTGCGGTCCGGTTGCTCCTGTGGCACCCGCAGGGCCAGTAGCACCTGTAGGACCTGTAGGACCAGTGGCTCCAGTTGGACCAGTTGCTCCGGTATCACCGGTATCACCCTTAGCGCCAACGGCACCAGCAAGGTTAACCACCCATGATGAGTAGGTCCCAGAGCCATCAATCGTCAAAACATTGACAACGAGTGCGCCAGTTCCAGAGTTATACGAATCAACTTCGCCATGCATGTGATTGCTGACGTCATAGGAAATAATGACAGATTGGTTAACAGTATATGAGAGACCAGTCTGAACGGTAAGGCTCTTAGAGCCAGTACCAATGGTCAGCGATGTGCTGCTTGTCGTTTGATATTTATCGCCTGCGGCACCTGTGGCTCCCGTAGGGCCAGTAGCACCAGTCGGACCTGTTGCGCCAGTAGCGCCAGTATCTCCCTTTGAGGCAAGTAGTTCCCAATACGCGGTCTCGGTTGCTGGGTTCTTGTTTGTACCAGCCTGAATTGAGACATAGGAACTACCATTGTATGCGACAACATCTCGTAGTAGATATGCAGTGCTGCTGCTCCATGTGCTTTCCCAGGCAAAGCCATCGCCCTGAGGCCCAGTGGCCCCTGTTGCTCCGACTTCACCCTGTGGACCCTGAGGTCCAGTAGCGCCTGTGGCTCCAGTCGCACCAGTAGTACCAGCAGGACCCTGAGGCCCAGTTGCTCCCGTAGGGCCTGTCGCACCTGTTGCACCAGTTAGACCCTGAGGCCCTTGTGGTCCAGTATCACCAGTGTCTCCCTTAGGGCCAGTTGCGCCTGTGGCGCCAGTTGCACCAGTCGCTCCAGTAGCACCCGTATCACCAGTAGGTCCCTGAATACCCTGAGGTCCCTGAGGACCTTGTGGGCCGGTCGCCCCCGTTGGTCCGGTTGCTCCTGTGGCTCCGGTCGGTCCTTGCGAACCAGTAGCGCCCTGTGGTCCAGTAGGACCCTGCGGCCCTTGGATACCTTGCGCACCAGATGATGCAATGCTGATTTCCTGGCTTACAGGACTAACAACAGTAGTGCCACGAGAGTCGGAGATTGTTACGGTCTGCTCGACAGTTGTGACAACTACACTCATCGCGTTACCTCCGGACTTACCGTTGCAGTTCCTTCAAGGAGTCGAGTGACGACACCGCCTGAAGAAACAAGTTCTAGGTCGTATACGCCACTGAATGGAGCGGTCATTGCTGCAGTCGTAGTAGCGCTTGCTGTAATCGTAATCGTCCCAGCAGCGCCGCCAAGAGCGATACCGCTGTTAGATGTATTTAGGTCAAGGACGCTGGTGCTGCTAGAGAACGTTGCCCGGACAGACATTCGCGCTGTGTAGCCGGTAAGATTTACGGCAGTACCAGACGAATCCTTCCACGTTGCAACGAGCGAGAGTGTCGCACCTTGGTCAATGAGTAGGTCGTAGCGATTCTTCAATGTCATAGCGCCTCCTAGTAGGCAAGGCCGATACGTCGGCGATATGGTTCAAGAAGTACCTGCGCCTCAGGATGGAGAGCGCGGCTCATTCGCATAATCCCACCAAGGTCCTGTGAGCCGATAACGCCAAATGGCGCTGTACGGCTGCTCCACACGGCACCAGCCTGAATGAGTGCTGCCTGCTTGACTGCGCTTGGTACGCTCGGATACCCAAAGGTACCGACGACCTTCACGGCGAGATAGGTCAGCGGGAATGTCTTGGTGACAAGGATTGCTGTGTCAATCTCGGTGTATGGCTTACCGTCAAGGGCGGCATTCCTAGGGGCAAGAAGATAATCAGTTCCAGTCCACGTCGTCTCATACGTGCCATCGCCATCGTTGTCCGTCTGCAGCGTTGTGATGCTGACGATATCATCGGTGATGACATAGAACGGGTCTTCTGTGGTGTAGTATCGCGTCTGGGATGCTGTGACATCAAAGCCGGTTGGTAGGTCGCAATAGTTGTTAATGAGGTCATCGGTGGCATCAAGAACTGCCTGCAGCGCCTGGTCATCAGAGTTGTCCTGGATTCCGATTGCGGCCTTAAATTCGGCCAGTGTTGCATAGGACATATTAGTTCCCCACAATCAGCATCTGCAACGATTCCGTTCCAGTGCCAGTAACTGCATAGACTTTAGAGTTTGGCGCAAGGGCTACCTGGATGTTATCTCCAGGGTGAAGCGAGAAGCCCGTGCTGGTAGTAAGCCCCTCCGCTCCAAGGTAGACAATGTGGCTTCCGTTAGTATCAACATGGAAGATGACACGGCATCCGTCAGTGTCTGCGGTCAGAACAAGGGCTGCGGTTGTCGTAACGGTGACTTGTGAACTTGAAAAGTTTGGCATGGTTATGAGCCTTTCTTTCGGCCTTTAGTCGGCTTTGGCTTAATGGTCGCTACCTGGATTGTCTCCTCAACGATAGCGCGCTCGACTGGTTGCTCGTGATGCTCCTCTGGAGCAGCAACTGCATAACCGTGAGCCATAAGATTTTCTGCTTCTCCTTGTGGAAGGTCAATGTATCCGCCACGCAGTGGCCATTGCTTTCCGTTCCTGGTTCCTAGGATGTGTTCAAGCATTCGTACACGCATAATATTCTCCTGTCTGTGAGGTAGCGGGGAGAGGCCGAAGCCCCTCCCCGTTCCCATTAGCGCCTAATTAAAATTAGACGTTCGCGCCCTTGAAGGACTTGACGGCAGCGGCATCAATGAGGCCGGTTACGCCACGAACCTGGATGCGATAGGTGATGAGGCCATAGTTGAACGCGAAGTCCGCGCTCGAAGCAATGTCCACGCCACCAACAAGCACGGTCTTGATGGCACCAAGGTCACCAAAGACAATGCTCAGGGCCTCGTCGCCGGTGTCGGCGAGAGCGCCAGAATAGACCGGGAAGCCAAGAATCGTGTCAGGGCGGCTAAGGTCGCCAGGCACGAAGATTGGGCGGTTCTGGTCATCGAGCAACTTCATGACTCCGCCCATCGTGGCGTCGTTCATGATGAAGCCGCGCTTAGGAGCGCGACGGGCCTGCTGCTTCACCGAATAGATGAGGTCAACAAGGTCCGCATAAACAGGTGCAACAGCGGCACCCTGCTTGCCAACCGTGGCAGCAGCGGCAACCGCAGGACCCGCAACAGCGCCGTGCGCAATTGCGACTTCCTGACCAGCCTTATCGGCGACGAACGCCGTAATGTCAAAGGCAGCGTCGTTCACAAGTTCCTGAGAAACCTGGAGAAGCGTCGCGTACTTTGCTGGGGTCAGAGCAAGGTTCGAGAGAGTTCCGTCCGACTCGTTAATCTGCGCACCCTCGGAAACGGCAGCAGCCGTACCAAGCGCAGTAACTCGTGGGAGAAGAATCTGGTTGCCGGTCGTCATGTTCATGACGTCAACAACACCTGGGTTGATGAACGGGTTCACCTGGCCAGCAACGACCCACACGCGGTCAGCAACGGACACTGGGTTGCCCAGGCCGGTTGACTTCGTGACGTCGCGCTTGCTGTAAGCGGACTCGATTGAACCACCCTCGCGGCCAAGGCGGCGGAGTTCCGCAGCCTCGTCCTTATCAGCAGCAGCAGCCACTGGAGCAAGAACGGTCGTGAACTCGGCGCGAGCAGCAGCAGCGGCATCGCGTGCCTCAACTGCATTCTTCTCCGAGTGGATGGCAGCCGCAAGAGCAGCAGCCTCATTGGTAAGCGCCTCGAAGCGAGCCTGGGACTCGCCAGCAAGGGCCTCGCCCTTCTCTGCGGTCTCGGCAACAAGCGCCGAAGCCTCAGTAAGGAGCGACGCACGCTTCTCGTGCATCTTCTTAATGTCAGCCATTTTTAATGACTCCTATCTATATGCCTGTCTCTTAGGACAGATTGTTGGTTGATATAGTCCAAGCGAGATACGTCAACTGTGGGCTTGCCTACACAGGGCAGCGGAACAGTGCGTTCGTGGCTTAAAACTCTTCATTGCGCAGGCGCTCCAGAAGAACCGTCGCAGCAGCGACCGAAGGGTCAATGCCACGCTTAGGTCCCAACTTGGTGCGAACCTGCTCAATTACCTCGGCCTCGTCATCGGTCAGGTCTTTACCTGCCTTGACGGCTTCAAGGGTTGAAATGAGACGTTCGGCGTCAATACCGAGTTTCGGCTCGGCGACCTTCCGAACGGCGGTCAAACCCAGGGTTGCTGGGTATGCTGGCGTGTGTCCAGAGAGAATGCTCACCTCAAAGAGATTAATCTCCTTCAGTGTTCGTGTCTCTCCGTTCCAAGAGTCGCCATTCTTTGGAACCGTAAAGCCAAACGACATGCCCATAGCAGCGGCCTCGTTGGACAACTTGCTAATAACGGCTGCGGCGTCTGGGTCTGCTGGGTCAAGTTTTGCCTCGACGCGAAGTCCAATCTCATCTTCCTTCAACGTGAGTCGTCCGCTCGCAGTAGATGCAAGCATGCGGCTCTCGTCATGGCCATGCAGGAACTTCACTGTTCGCTCACCACGCTCAGCGCGTGAAAGAGTTCGCTTGAAGGCGCCTGGGGCAATGACCTCATTGAAGCCAAGACCTGCGGACTGCGAACCAAAGATGGCAGCATATCCGGAGAATGTCTTCTGTCCGTCTGATTCCTCAATCGAGAACACGCCAATCGGCGTACTTCGCGTTTCAATTTCTTTCACGTCAAACTCCATTGCCCTTGATGCAGTAGTAATCCGGTCTGCCCATAGCAGAACTCGGTCGGCACCATCAGGCGCTGTTGGGTTTACACCCCAGAGGTAGGCAGCAACTGCTCCCGGCCCTGGGAAGTCTTCGTGGTCTGGATTATTATTTCGGTCAACGGATTCCCAATCACCACGATGTCGGCGAATCCATGCGGCCATGCGGACAACCTTTTCGTCGTCTACTCGACCGGATGCTAGGTCTCGTGCCTCGCTCACAGTTTCAGGAACAAGTCCGTCACCGGCAAGACCGTCTTCGTAGTATTGAATGCCAATTGTCGCGGCAGTCTGGATATAGTCAGGAACATCAACAATCGCACGCTCCTCCTCGTCTTCCTCCTCGTCGAGAAGTTCACGCGGTGAGTATGCCTTGATGCCCATTCCCTCTGCGGCCTCACGGGCCTCAGGGTCGTCATCCACAAGATACGCAATCTCGTCTAGTCCGTATTGCTCAATAAGTTTTGAGTACTTGTATGCCTTAAAGGCTTCGTTAACGTTCGGACCAGTAGAGCCAAAGTCGTTGAGGAAGATTTCCGAGTAAGGAATCTCGTTGTCTTTCAACCACTTCTCTGTCTCTGCGAGACGCTCAATAGAGCGTGCGCTGACGATAAAGATGCGCACACTTTCGTCTTCTACGTCATGGCGAATGTAATCAACCAGGGGCTGATTAGGTACGCCACCGTCAAGTTCTAGTGTGCCGTCAATGTCATAAATCTCGATAGCCATTTAGCCCTCCGTCGGCGTTTCAACAACTTCGCCGATATATCCGATATTCAAAGGCTTGCGGAAATCGCTACCTTCTGGGTCGGTAATTGGCGAGCGGTCTTCCAACGCTCGAATTTCGTTGAGGCTGAGCCAGCCGTTGTTAAGCGCAATTGCATAAGAGTCATAGCGCTCCCTTGTCGTAGGACGAAGCAGGCTGTCAAGATTGAACTTGACGAACGTGGTGTCGCCAACGATGAGACGCTGAAGTCCGGATTCAATGCGTGCAACAAGTGGCCCAAGACCAAGGCGCAGCCACTCAATTCCAACCGCCTCAACAGAGGCATAGGACGAGTTTCCGCCAGGGTACTGAAGCAGGTGCAGCGGTACGCCGTAGATGCGAGCGATGGACTCAACACCCCAATGGAGCGTCTCAACAAGTTCCATGTCGGCAATCTTCATAGACATCATCTGGAAATCTGCGCCACCGGTAAGGACGGCAACCTTGTGCATCTTGTCAATGCCCTCGTGCTTTCGCCCGAAGGATTCACGCAACTGCGATGCCTGCTCTGCATTGAGTTCGCCAGGAACCTTGATGATTCCGGAAGGCGACGCACCCTGCTCGTAGAACTTGGCGCCGTAGAGTTGTGTTGCGGTTGCAAGGCCCATGGTCACACGGTGATGCTCAACCGGGCTAAGGCCACGGTCATTCTCGCCATAGGCGAAGAGCGGAATGTGAACCATCTGCTCGGCAGTAACGGTTACGTGCTGTCCGTCGGTTCCGTTAATTCGGTAGAGCGGCTCACCAAATTCGCCACGCTTGATTTCTACCTTGCGTGGGTCTAGTGGCCTGGTCTCTACAATCTCATCATTGTCATCTCGAAGGATGAGGATAAAGGCATTGCCGTCGAGCAAAAGGCTGGACGTAATGCGGTGTCGGAACTCGAATGGTGTGTAGTTTGGATTATTTGGGATTGGATGGTCCATCCAGCGCGGTCGAGTTACCGGTCGGCGAACGCCTCGGTCTCGGATATATGCGCCCATCGGTAGGGCCGCAATCGTGTCTGCGTAGAGTTTGACCGACGCATAGACTGCCCCGATGCTCGTCGCGTTATCCTGGTTTACAGCAACACCGGCAGCACGGTTTCCCGGCTCGTATCCAGCAGCAAACCAATTGCGCGGCACATCTCGGAGTTCAGCCTGTGAGGCCAATTTTCGTAGGATGCTCACTTGCTAACCCCCATTGCATAGCCAGCAATCAGGCAGGAGACGCCAGCAAGGACGACTGCAACCGGAATGCTGAACAGGCTTACGCCGACGACTACCAAAAGAGCGCCGACAATTTCAAGACCATTTGAGAGATATTTCATAGTTCAATGTACTCCACTTTCGGTTGGGCCTTCGGCACCACCGAAGACGACAATGTTGAAGCGCGGCTATGAGCCATAATTCCAGCGACCAAGAGGTCGATTTTCTTGTTGCTCTCACGGCTCGCCTTCTTCACCATCGTCCCATTACGGGTCGTATATGGCGTGGCGTTGGCTGCATGTCGTGCAAGCCTGCCGTCCCCTGTGTGCTTCAATCGCTTATTCACAACTGCGTCATAGAACGCTGCTGTTGCCGGTACCATGCGCGCTGGCGATTGCGGAAACTCCACGACTGGCAAGCCAGACTGGACCCACATCTCCATTGACCGCTGCCACCTAAATGGGTCGCAGACAATCTCCTTGACCTGGTATTCTCGGCAAATCTGCTCCATGCGAGCCTCGACTTCTTCAACCGGCACGCGCCAGTGAATGTCTGCGTCAATAGGACGCTCCCAATGGCCCAGAACAAAAAGCGATTTATCTGAAACTCGACATGCCACGATGGCAGTTGAGTCATTAGAGAACGAACCGTCAAAGCCAATGACTACCTCATCCTCGCTGCTCAAAAGCAGGTTAGATTCAGTACAGGCTTCCCAGGTTCCGGCTGGAAGAAATGCCGTCGCAGATGATACCCATTCGTTGAGCCTCTTTGTCCTAAACTCAGCCTCAGGCGTTCGTGCCTTGGCTGAAATTAGGTCATCAAAGTCCAGCAATGGTGGCACTGAGAGCAAGCCAGGATTGGCCTGATACCAGAGCGTCTCATCTTTGTAGACATGTTCGTCCGCTTCCCACCAAGCCATACCAAGGGTCTCGTCGTCATTCTCGCCAGCGATGCGGCGACGAGCAAGTTGGTACAGTGTGTAGGCAATGCTGTCCGCGCCGGTGTTATCCGTCTTCGGTCCAGCAGTCGTAATGCCGACCAGCATTGGCGAGCGCCTTGCTCCCATAGAGAGCGATAGCACGTCAAAGAGGTCTCGGTTTGGCCAGGCAGCCAACTCGTCTGCGATTACCAGTGTGGCACTGAGGCCTTCCTTGGTAAACGCCTCTGACGAAAGCGCCTTGTAGATAGTCCCGGTATCCGTGAACTCCATGACGTCGCGGTATACCTTGACGCGGTCCTTCAAGTCTGGCGTCATCTCGACTGCCAACTTGGCGTGAGCCATGACCAGTTTTGCCTGGTCCCGGTCCGCTGCCGCAGAATAAATTTCTCCACCCCTGTCTCCGAAGAGGCCGAAGTAAATGGCCAGTGTAGAGATAAGCGCAGTCTTGCCATTCTTACGGGCAATGCCAGCAAGGTAGGTCCTATGGATGAAGGTGTTGTCTTCCTTACGAGCAAGCATGTGGCGCAGGAGTTCCCGCTGCCAAGGGCGAAGGATAAGCGGTTCCCCGGATAGCCCAGCGATGCTGTCCTTAGCGATTGGGATAATTGCCTCTGCGAAGTCCGCCACCTCGTCACCTAGCGTGTTGGCTAGGAACTCAGGGCGTAGTGGCGTCAGCCATTTTGGTGGGAATCCTTGCGGCTCTGCAGCCTTGCTCGGAACTGGTCGATTTTGTTTGCTGTCTCGACCATGACGACTCCGAGTTTTGTTCGGTCGGCTGGTGTCAGCCCTAGATGATTCATCCATTTTCGTACATTGTCCTCCGCGCTATTTTTCATACCCACGGCGGGGTGGGCGTAGGCGTAGCCTTTGTCGGTATAAAGAACTGGACCCTCTGCTTTGACGCGAGCGTCTAGTTCCAGGTAGGACTCGTAGGCCTTGCACAGCATGAAGAGCGCGTGCTGGTCTGACGTCCCAATCCAAGCACCAGCGTGGTCAAGAACTTTGGACCACACCTCGGCTCCGACCGGAGTGAGTTCAGCCGGAACCGTGATGGTGGTCAGTGGGGCAATCGTAGTATTGAGGGGCGTAGCCGGTAGGCGGTCCTTTCGGAGCGTGCCACGGCGAGCCTTGATTTCGTTCGGTACTTTTCGTGCTGGCATAGTTGAAACTCCTAGGGTAGGGATTAGCCAACCTGGCAGTGCCACTCGGCGCTGGGTAGTCTAGCCCTGTTATTACGCAGAATTCAGACCCCCCTAGGGTATGGCTGCATACATGTAACAATGCTGAACACAAACTGGTTGCAGTTTGGTTGCATTCCCCAACCTAGCCAACTGACACTATGTGTCTAGTACTCGGCGCTGGGGAACCTTCAGATTGAATTAATGTTTCGTAATCTTCCCGTGACAAGTCCAGCAAAGAACTCGGAGCAGATGCTCAGGAACAATCAATGCACCACCATCCTTTAGTGGAATCAAGTGGTCTACTGTCAAGTTCTTGGTCGTTCCACAGAGGGAACACCAGGGATACTTCTTCCTCATCCGAGCAGAGAGTTTCCTCCACTCGGGGTCTCGATAGGGCGATGGTCCGGCTGCTGCCTTCCACTTCGTGGCCTCCTTTGAGGAGCATGGGGCGCAGCGGTTGCCGTTTGTCTGTAGTTGCCCACAGGTTAGGCACGGTCGGTTGAATGGCATAAGTCCTCCATAGATATAGCCAGGCAGTATCTCGCCACTGTCAGACGAGTCCCTAACGGAGCCTGGTCGCCGGTGGCAATCAGCAGTAGCCACTCGCTCCTACCCTAAGCGCGGAATAGGTACGCAAATACGACGCCGACAATAGGTCGCCGCACTCAGAAATTAGGCAGGTCAAACTGCTCAGAGATAATCTCGGCAAGTTTGTCTACCGCTCGTTCATGCTCATCGTCAAAGCATTTGGACCATGGCTCGAAGGCCGCAGTACCAAGGCTATCCTCTACCGTGTCAACCACTTGGTCCATCCGGCAGGTGATGAGGTGGAGTAATTCGTGAACCAGAATCTGGCGCTTCTTCTCCGGTGTCTGTGTCCAGAAGTCTGGGGAGATACGGAGCGTTGCCCGGAAGGCTTGCGAGTGTGGGGCGATATCAGCCCACGCATCTTCGGAGGATGGCGCTTGTGAGAGTTCTACGGTCCAGTGGTCTAGGCGCATAACCTGCTGCATATTTAGCATGTACTTGGCCAGAGCAAGGGTTGGTGTTTGAGACTTCTTTCGCGCCATAGGTCCTCCGTTGCTGAATCCTCATAGGTTGACGAGCCGTGGGTGATAACACCATCCCGACGTGGCACCATTTAGGTCCAATGGTCGGCGCGGCTCATGTAGAAGTAGGCGGCCCAGGAAGCGGAGGACGACGCCCCCTGGGCCAGGGGTCGAGCCGCCAGGAGAAAGCGGCTCGGAAGAAAACGGCTGCAGACATGCAGCGGCTGAGGGGACATAGACTTACTCTTCCACCGGTGGCGTCTAGGTGCCTTAGCCGGTCATAGGTGCGTATTATACCATGCCAGAGCCTTTGTTACAAGGCCTAACACATCTACAACGCTACTTTATTCTCTTTGGTTCCCTCAGGTAATATTTATTAAACTTGTCCAGCGCCTTGGCAAGGGCTTCTTGGGCATCCTGCTGTGTGGCATAGCCGAACTTAACGCAGAGCGATTCCAGCGACTGGGTGTTAAACCAGTGGCGTAGAAGCGCACCGAAGTCTACCTTGCCATACTTGCCGCGAGACATGATGGCTAGGACACGCTTGACTGGGAACTCGTACTGCGCTCGACCCTCAACTCGGTATCCGGTAGAGGCAATGACGTTTCCGTTCTCGTCATAGGTGCCACAGAGGTGACACTTCTCAGCGTCTTGGCCCTCATGGCGGCAGGGGGCCTTCTCGTTGAACTTGATGACATGGCCAGGGTTCGTGAGCCAGCGCTCAAACTGAGCGGTCCACTGTGGCTGACCAGCATCGTTGTTCTTCTCGGAGTAGACAATCTGCAGCGGCATCTCATGGAAGTACTCGTTGCGGAGTTCATTCAGTGTCATCTTGCTCCTCCTCAGAAATGAAGGTAGCGATGAAGTCGGTCAGGTCCATGACGATAATCTCTCGACGACGGTTACCCGCTCCGGGTGCGTCGCCGATAACGAGCGCCTGAATCTGTCCATCCTTGGTTGGGATGCAGCGAAGCCAGCGGTCTATCCGTTCTGGATAGGCCTTCCCGTTCTTTGCCTGGACGGCAAGCAGGGCGTGCTGAACATCGTCCTTGCCACCGAACATGCCGGTACGAATGCCACCAAGAGTCTTGGCGACGGCTCGCTCATACGCCTTGCCACGGTTATTGTTGTTCCGTCCACGGCGACGATTGGCTTCGTCAATGGCTAGGTCCTTCATCTTTCCCATTACTTGATGCACCCCTTGTGTCCGGTCTTGCGTTCCTTGGTCTTCTTAAAGCCATTGAACGTGAAGATAAGAACGCTCGAATAGTCCTTGGCGGCAGCCACGACCTTTCCGCAGAACTGGCAGACCTTGTTAAGAGGCCACTTGCTCTGCGGTCCGGAACGTGCTGACGGCTTACCTGGTTTAGCCATTGGACTTCTCCAGGCAATCTTTATGGATGTTGCGAATCAGTGTCTTATGCTCACAGGTAGAATCCGGCATTGGGATAGTCACCTGACGAACCTCATCACCGCTAACAAAAGCAGTCTCGCATTTCCAGCATACGCCATGCTTATCAGTGTTAATCAGTACGTATTTCTGGTCACTCATTTGGCGTCTCCGATACTACTGGCTGTCGTGCCTTAAAGGCGGCAACTTCTCGTGCGATATAGCAGGCCATATGCATCAACAGAGGTTCGGTGCCAATCTTCCTTCCTTGCTCGTCTCGGTTATACGATGTGTGTAGTTTCTGCTCTGCAGTAATTTCCAGGGTGCAAATTGTGCATACCATTAGCCCACCATCTTCCAGAGCGTAATGCTCGTTGCCATGCCAAGCAGGCCGAAGAAGATGCCAAGCACCTTCCCCTGCTGCAAGCCAGCGACAATGTTGATACCGGCAAATGCACCGTTGTACATCGCCAGTGCGATAATCAAAGCGTCATTCACAGTCTTTCTCCTTCTCGTCTAGGTCGCCCCACTTACGGAGTTCTTTCAACCAGCGGTTGAACTGCTCCTTATCCAGGTCTTCCCAGTACGTGCTGTTGTAGTCCACGATGTCTACGATAGTTGCATCATCAACTATATCAGACTTTCGGGGTTTAGGGGCGTCAAATACCCAAGTATGTGTCTTGGCACCCTTTTGACCCTTTCGTAGCTCCTGGGGCTTCCTAGACCCCTTCCAGGTCATCCTACAAGTGATTCGTCGGTGCTTCATCGGCACAGCGCTCCTTCCATCAGGTGGATAAAGCCAATGCCAGCGCACCAGCCCCAGAATGCCCAGCCAGCGATGACTAGGACCTTAAACGTTGTTCCTGTAATCTTTGCCATTGTATTACTCCTGTCTGCTTCTCCGAACATCTGTTCGGTTTTCAAGATAAAATTTAGAGCCAATCACCGGTCGAGTCAACCGATTTCACATCTGCACGCTCGCCCTTTAGGGCTGCGTAGCCGTGAATCTGCCAGAGGTCCTTGATAGGCACCAGAACCATGCTGGTTCGGTTGCCATCGCCACCCTTGACGTGACGGTACTTCTCCCAGTTGTCGTAGATGAAGTTCTCCAAGTCCTGCACCGACCAAATGTAGGCGCCGCAGTAGACGGTCTGACCAGCAATCTCACGGCTGAGGATATGCACCCAGTGCGATGCCTCAGTGACGCGGATACCGGTGTCCGTGCTGTCATCACGGCCATACTCTATGGCGATGTTGCCAGTCTTCGTCCACTGGCTTGGCTTGCCGTAGTCTCGTTCGGTCTTCACCTCAACGGCATTGGCTCCAAGGGTGCTGCTTAGCCAGTTCTCACCCTTCTGACCAAACCGAAGGTCAATGTCCCATTTGCTCAGGTCGCTCATTCGTCTTCTCCTGCTTCTCCGACCAGAAGGTCGGCTTCAATGCTCACGACATGCAGTACACCGTCAATCTCAAACACCAACGGCACCATGTCCTCACTAATATCCACCACTGTCAAGTCTTCCGCAACACTTTGCGAATCTGCAACGTTGTCGCTCATCACTTGGCTCCCTTGACGATGTCCTGGAGGGAGATTGGTCGGAGACCAGAGCGCTCCCTACGAGCAAACACCTCTTCCTTGCGACGCTCTACGTCCAGCATTCGCTCCTTGAAGGTTCGCTTCTCATCGTCGTTGAGTGCTTGGTAGTACTGGCTCTGGTTAAGCCGTTCTTCCAAAGAGAGAGTAAGAGAGAGATTATTTGTCTTTGTCTCTGTCTTAGTCTCTGTCTTAGTCTCTTGGCGTGACGTCACCGTTACTTCTGGTGTTTTTACGCTCGACTCATTACGAGGTTCATACGAAGTCACAACGGTTTCGTTCCGATTCCGTTCCAACTCCGTTGCAACTTCGTCTGAAGTTCGTTGGAACTTCGTTGCCGGTTCGTTGAAATCCGGAGGCAAAATACCAGCAGCAATAGCCGCCTCATTCTCAGGTGAACCGATGACATACATGTCCCGATTGACCTTCTCCGCCTTGACCTTGTCACGGTGACGCTTCTGGCGCTCCTTGCCAGTTGGGTCAGTCTGGTACTTGTCCCAGTTTAGGACGAGGATTGCTCCGTCGTCGTCCTGGGCAAGCAGGCCAACCTTCAGCAGTGAGTCCACATGCCGCATGGCATTAGGGTCAACGCAGGTCGCCATGACCTTGCGGCTCTCAAAGCGACCACCGTTGTAGTAGCGCTTTGCAGCAATAAGAACTTCAATGTACGACCAGCGCGCTGCGTAGGTCAGTTCCAAAATCTTAGCGTCAACGGCCATATCCACTGACACTCGAATCCACGATGTTGCGCTCATGTTAGCCCTCTATTTCTCCAGCCTATCGCTGGCTATTGACCCAGCCGATGCTGGGCTTATTCTTGCAATAAGAACCGTCCGGATTCTTACCGCCACAACTCCAGAACCCGCTGTACTCCTTACCGGTCTTGGCAGAGATACCGCCTTCGCGGTACTTCCACTCGTATCGGTGAGTCGGGCAGGTTCCGCTGCCATCCTGCTGCTCCTTGGCGAACTTCATTGCCTCCACAGCAAAGGTGTCAGTGTCCGTAACGGTACCATAACCGTTACTCGACTGGTCAATCTTGGCATGCCCAGTTGTGGGCGTCAAGGGTTCACCAATCTGCATGGTGAGTTTCATGACCTGGCTTTCCAGGGTCTCAATGCGCTTTACCAGTAGTTCAAAGTCGTTTGCCATCTTAGTTCTCCTGCTTCTTAAACCTGAAGACTCGCGCCCCAGGCTCAGTTGTGGTGTGCTGCTGAATAAGCGCATCCGTAACGCCAAGCGCCATGGATACAGCCTTCCAGTCAACGGACACCCTGTCCTTGTTTTGCTTCCAGGTGGCGGACCACCCATTGCCACGGATTCCCTCGGCGTCGCCGATTGCCTGCTTCATCTCAATGGCGAGATTGCGCAGATGCTCGGTGCTGAGGTCTTCCTCATAGGTAGCATCGGCATAGGCCTGTGCCACCATCTCAATCTCCGGCGTCGCCTGCAGAATGTCTCCACGCTGCTGTGGCACAACCTTGGCGAAGACATCAGAATCTCGACCAAGGATTGCTGGCGGCGTATCCGTCTCTACCGCTTCCCAGAACTTCTGCGCGGCATTGAAAATCACTGCCTGCTCCATCTGGTTGGCATAGACGCGCTCAATGCGGAAGTTGAGGCTGCCCAGAAGGGCTGCGACATCTACCCATGGTGCGCCGGTCACCAGCATCTGGTATTGAACCTGTGCCTGAACGAAGTCAGGAACTGGGTCCAACTCCCATGCTCGTGAGGTTGAGGTCTTAATCTCAACAAGGCCTTCTTCGCCCTCAATGGTGCGGTCCAATGAGCAGAATGCCCATGGATGCTCTTTGAGTCGGCAGATGCCATTTGAGCGACGTGTCTTGGCGCTGGTGCGCTTCTCGTAGAAGGTCGCTACAGCGTCTTCAAGGATATGACCGCGCTCTGCGGCTTCTCCTGCTGGCTCTGGCTCGACCTTGCCGGTCTTCTCAGCCCACAGTTCATACGGGGTCTTGTACTTGGACATGCCAAGGATGACCGGAATGTCTGAGGCGCCGATGCCATGCTTGCGCAGTTCCAGCCACTCTGGGCTTCCCTGCTCGGCTTTGATGAACTCGTATTGCTTTGCCATCTGGTTCTCCTGTCTCTCTACAATGCGTAACGGTCGTTTGCCGTTACTGCAGATTGTATCATATCAACGCTATGACTACCGTCAAGGTTCCCAGAATCTGCACCTACTCTATATGCAGGAAAATGGGCCATTTCTGCAACTTTCTGCAGATTAAGTTTCCTTAATAGTAGTCAGAGCAGGAGGCAAAGTAGCCACAAGGGCAGACCAACTTGCATTTCCGGTCGTCCATTTCAGCCCCACAGTTGAGGCAAATTCTGACCATCAATTCAGGGTCTGATGTAATTATCCTCCTACTATATACCACCGGATTTGCACTTTTGTCATCGTCCGATTTCGTGCTCAATTGTGCAGGTTGCATAAGATTGGCCTCAGTTATAAGCACGTAACGTAACCGTTATTGTGCGTTATGCCGAAAAATAGTGGCCCTAAATGCCAAATTTCATAATAATTTGCTCCGCAGTGGACAGTCCGGGCAGTCCAAGGGGTGCCTCTCCGGGCTTCTCGCACATGACGAATGGGACCGTCCGAATCTCATACTTGGCGACCAAATCTGGGTGCTGCTCAATGTCGAGTTTGACAATCTTGATGCCTGGGCGGAATGCCTCTAGGCGCTTTAGTTCAGCGTCCTGAGCCTTGCATGGGATACACCATGTTGCGTAGAATTCTGTAATCGTTGGCATACCCATTGCTGTGGCCTTTCATTGCTATGGAGACAAAAAGGGCGGTCCGGGCCGCCACAGGAGGAAGACGACCCAGACCATGTTAATTGTCCTCTGGCGCTTTCTCGGCACGCACCATGAGCGTATTCACGCATAGTGGGCAGAGCAGCATTCCGATATCCTCAGGTTCCCAGTCCTCTTGTGGACACCCACAGACCGGGCAGTCGAGTGGCGACATGCGCCCTTCGGCTGCCGGAAAGTGAGCGACAATCTCTTGGGCCATAAGCCCTCCTGATTACTTATCCTCGTTTGCGCGAGCCTTCTTCGCCTTACCGACGCCAAACTTGCCGTCTTCAGGGTTGAGGGCGCGAACAATCACTTGGAGACAGGCAGCAAGGCCTGCCGAAACAACGGTTCGGAAGTCACCGCCGGAGATATCCAGCAGCGGAATGCCGAGACCGAGAGCGACGGCGATAGACGTAGCAACGAAGGCACGTGCGGCCTCCAGCACCATCTCGTCAATGCCGGTGTTGGCAATAAGCCAGAGAACGGACGTTTTAAACTTGTTCCACATACCCTTTTCTTTCTTTGATGCCTCAGCCGCTTGGCCAAGGGTGTTGATTGCGTCCTTACCGACCTTCTCCCAGTTGACGTCCTCAAAGGCAGAAAGGTCTACGGTGATGCCTGGTGTCTTGGTACCAGAATCATCTTTTCGCGTCTCTACGGGCTTCCTAGGTGCCTCTACGGGCGTTTTAGGAGCCTCTGGAGCAGGAGTGGTGGAGGCGGTGAGGGGTTGCACCTCACGTACCTCCGGAACCCTCACAGGAGTTTCCGGAGCGTCTACGCGCCCCCTTGTTGGGTAAGTAACGATAAGCAGGCACTTGTAGTCTGCAGCGACCTTCTTGGCAAGCACCTTGGAGTTGGCAATCTGGCGCAATTGCGCCTCTGTCACCGGAACTCCGTATTTCTCCGCAGCGACCTTTTCGTCTCGCGTTGGGCAAGCCCACTGCCATCCGTCAACATCGTCGTAGCCAGCGCTGGTCATGTGACCGTAGCCAGCCTTCAGATGCGCAGGGTCAGTCTTGGTCCACCACTTCTTCCAGCGGTCGTGCCAGGCACTAACCTTCACATCGGCAGGATAGCCAATTGGCTGCTGTACCCAGACCATAAGCGCAGCGCCCTGCTTTGCAGCAGTAACAGCGTCGTCCCATGACTTGGCATAGCGAGCCTTACCGCCGAGTTTAGCGATGACCTTGACTGCCTCAGCCAAAGAGCCACCAGCATCGCTGACGCCTTGCTTATCCTTACGGCCAGTAGCAGCCTCAAATGCAGCCACGCCTTCGGCTGCCGTATAGTCTACGGCGTAGCCAGAAGCCCATGAAACTGCGGCTGCACAAGATGACCAAGTGCAGTCGTCGAGAATCTGCTTAGAGCCTTTTAGTTGCGCCTCTGCGTCGGCGTAAAGTTGTGACTTGACCTTATATTTCATTCTTCCCTCCAGCGAAGTGGCCCAGTAATGAGCCAGACAATAATGAGACCACAGAAGATTGCGGTCATGGTTGATTGCGTCTCGCCTTCCGGCAATACGACAACAGCGAATAGAAGTCCGAGAACCGTCCACGCTCCGGAAACTAGGTCATTGATAATGCGTGAAATCATTTCTTGTTGGCTCCAGACTTAGGTGTCGCGGCAGCAACTGCGGCTGACGCTACTTGTGAGATGATGACTGCCACAGCAACGGGCTGGGCTGCCTTCTTTTCCTCAGGTGATAAATCCTTTCCAAGGTTCGCTACCCTTGAAACCGCACCACTAATCGCCTCACCAACTGCCGCTACGGCCTCACCAACAGCCTCTGCCACTGCCTCTGCAGCAGCACCTGGGTCAATAACGATTACTTCAGGTGTGTCAGTAGGTACAGGGCTGGGATTAGGAGTAGGGGAAGGTTCCAGCGAAGGACTTGGTTCCAGCGTCGGCTCGGGCGTCGGCTGGGGTGTGGGAGTCGGGTCAGGTGTTTGCGACGGAGGAGGTGGCGCTGTTGGCGTTGGCTCCGGAGTCGGGCTAGGACTTGGTGAAGGTGTTGGGGAAGGTTCAAGGCTTGGCTCCTCGCTTGGTGTTGGAGATGGCTCCAACGTTGGGCTTGGTTCAATACTTGGCTCCACGCTTGGCTCGACAGATGGTTCAACTGAAGGCTCAACCGATGGCGAAGGCTCAGGCTGCTCAATCGGCGTAGTCGTCAGCCATTCAGCCGGAACCACACCATAATTTGTTGGAGAGCCGTACCATAGAATTGCACAGGCTCCACCGCCCCACTCGTACATCCATGCGTCGAGAGGATAAGAGACACCGGCTTCGAGTTGGATGAACCCTTCGTTTGGTCCACTCCACCAACCGCCACATCCCTTCATGACCCAGTTGTCATTGATGAGTTGGCCGTTGATAGTCATGTGCCATCCGTCGTCTACGAGTGCAAGAAACTCATAGGCTGCAGTTTCTGGCACAGTGATGAACCCAGAATAATGAACTAGGAAGAAGTCTGCGTCGCATGACTCTACGGCCGGACCGCCACCCCAATCAGCATTGATGTCGCTCACGATGCCGGAAAAGCATGGCTCTTCGGTTGGAGCATCAACCCATGGCTGATAGTTCGGGTCTGAGAATCCGTTGTAGACGGTCATCTGCAGTCCAGGCTCGGACGCAGATACTGGCTTGACGATAACGGCACATGCCGTCACCGCCACAATAAGCCAGATAAGCGAAGCAGAGATAATGAGGTTGCGGTTAAGGCGCATAGCGCTCCATTCCGTCCCCTTATTTACTACCTTGGCCGGTGAGCCACATGAGGATTGCTCCGACACCACCGACCGATAAGAACCCCAAGATGAACTTACCTAGCCGGTACGCGCCCCTCGTCTCGGCTAGTTCAGTCTTAACATCAGCAAGGTCCTGCTCGATACGGTCGAGTCGCTTGATAATTTCGTCAGATTGATTACGTGTCATGCTCCGCACCTCGTCATTTGCACAACACAATCGTAATAATTGGCCGGACTAAATGTCATTGTGGCTCCACTATTCTGATAAATTTGAACACGAACACCGGTCCACTGGTCCGTAATATCATGGCCAGCATTTAGGTAAACAATACCTGTACAATTGATTGTATCTTCAATTGCTGAACCGCCACTGCTATTAATTGGCTTAGTGGTTGCCTGTGCAAATGTATAACTCAATCCACCGGCAAGATTAACCTTTTGCAAACGAACTCCTCGCCAGCCGTCAGCATC